ATGATCACCGACACAAAGCTCAGGAAGGCGCTCGGCAAGAAAAGAGATGATATCGAGATTATTTCTGATTCGCACGGGCTCAACGCCAGAATCAGCCAGGCCGGAAAAATATCATTTTTCTATCGGTATCGCTGGGCCGGTAAAGCGGTAAAACTCAATGTTGGTGATTATCCTGCAATGAGTATCACCCAGGCAAGAGAGCGTCGCCAACAATTCAGAAACTGGTTAACTGAGGGACTGGATCCGCGAGAGCAGGTGAAGCTGGATAAGCAGACCCGACAGGAAGCGATGTCCGTTGCCGAAGCGTTCAATTACTGGATTGAAAGGCACTGTATCGCTAACGGGCTAGTTAAAGTCGATTACTATCGCCAGGTGTTTGAGAAACATATCGCCGAACCGATGAAGAATGTCAAAGTCGATAACACAGCGAAAATGCACTGGATCAACGTCTTCGATTCTATAGAAAGCAGGGTGATGGCTCATTACATGCTTTCGCTGTGCAAACGGGCGTTTAGGTTCTGCGTTAACAGAAGTGTGATCGCCTCAAACCCACTCGAGGGATTACTGCCATCTGATGTCGGGCAAAAGCCTAAAAAGAGAACTCGCAGGATGGACGATGACGATCTGCGCAAAATCTATCAGTGGTTGAAAAGCCATATGTCGATAGAGTCCGTTTTCCTGGTGAAATTTATTATGCTTACCGGATGCCGTACGGCTGAGATTCGACTTAGTGAGAGATCATGGTTTCGATTGGATGATAATGAGTGGGTCGTGCCTGCGGGCAGTTATAAAACTCGGGTACATATTAGAAGGGGACTCTCAGACGCCGCCGTTAACCTGGTCAGAAATCACCTCAAGAAAATAAACACCAATCACCTGGTGACTTCACAACGTAAAATTGATGGCGGGATCAAAGATTCGCCCGTTCATTCACCTGTGGCATCCAATTACGCCCGTTCTATTTGGAATGGAACAGGTATGGCAGAGTGGTCGCTTCATGATATGAGGCGGACGATAGCCACAAATCTCTCTGAGTTAGGTTGCCCGCCGCACGTAATTGAAAAGCTGCTCGGGCATCAGATGGTGGGGGTTATGGCGCATTACAACCTTCATGACTATATCGATGATCAGAAACACTGGCTCCGCGTTTGGCAGAGCCATCTTGAAGAGATCATCGGAGAGCCCTTCAGTTAATTTATCTTCTTTTTATCCTCCCACTCTTTGATTGACTCAGAGCGCCAGCGGTTAGGGTTGCCGGGCCAGTCAGGGGGTGGGAACGGGCATACGAAGCCCCGAGGCATTGTGTCTGCACTTTGCCATGACCAAAGGGTTTTGCGTGAAATTTTGTAGCGACTGGTCAGGTCTGACGTTACCAAAATATCATCCATAGCTCTCTCCAGTTGCCCGTTCGGGCCATTCAAAATCTTTTTCAACCAACCTGCCCGGGCAGGGAGCGGAGACGGCGCATGCCGGTCATCGCTGTGGCCACGTAGCTCGCCTTTCGGTTCACCACCTCCACCCAGACTTTCACGCCTTCAACCTTCACCGTATAAGTCTCTTTCATCTTGCTTCGCCCATAGTCGCCATATGTTTGCAAGTGAGCTGCCAGCGCGATGTCGCATGCTTGGCGAGCTAAAGGTGATTGCTTACTTCCTCGATTGATCAGTCGCATATAATCTCCTTGAGGGAGGGGTACCCCTCCCGGTTTCGTCAGGCCACGTATTCCGGTTTCATATCCGCCAGGGTGATGCTGAATTGATCGTGCAGTTCATCGCCTAAGTGACGCTTTGAAGATGCAAGCATGCGCTCGGCTTCAGCGAACCGTTCGGCTGCATGCGGCTCGTCGGGCTGGGGCAGGGATTTAATAGCCTCCTCAACCTTGTTGCGTGCATCCACTAGGTAATAACGCTTTACGGCTTTGTTTTTCAGCTCGGTGAATAGTGCGGATCCCAGCGTAGCTTTCGCCGTTTCAATGTCGGCACGCAGCGATTTGGCGCTATCCACGTCCTGAGCAGATTCGATGCGTTCGCGGAAATCATCGGCAAGAGAGTCGACATTTACCGACGATTCCTGTGCGCTTTGCGTGGTTGTGACGGTGTCACCTGAGATATCAGCCAGGCTAACGCGTTGCGGCGTTGGGTTGATCTCTTTTTCTGTGCGCTGTTCAATCTCATCAGGGGTGTACACACCAAGAACAACTGCAGGGCAATATAGGCGCGCCCAGTATTTGAGTGCCAGATAAGCGATCTGCTGTTTCGGGTTTGATACCCAAAGTGGAGAATTACGTGTGATTACGCTGGAGAGGAAAACAGGCTCTCCCCAGGTGATATCACTTTCACCGCGAATAACGGCACCTACCCGTACCGACAGTCCTTGTTCATCAGCACTTTCCCAACCGCGTACCATTTCTTTCTTGTCGTACGTCCCGCCACCTTTCGCAGGCTTTTTAACGGTTATCTCGCGGCTGCTGGCACATTTCGACCAGTCGCCCTCGTACTCATAGTGAAAGCGGCCAACGATGGCGTTTGAGCTGGAGATCACCGCATTAACCAGTTGCGCTTCGTATCCCAGGACACCGTTAACCAGGTGCGTCTTTTGCGCCACGGCGTAAGGGTTCATACCCCACTGCATCGCCTGCATGATGATGGCCATGCAGTCTGCCGGATTGCCGCGGAGGTGCTCAGGCACCGTTACGGCTGCCTGTGCCATCAACCCGGCGACAGACTGAAGCTGGGTTAAAGCCTGCACGTTGAAAATGGCATTGCTGGCTGAGATCGTGTTTGGAGTCTGCTGTTCAGCGGTTACGATATTCGTGTTTTCCATCATCATTCCCCTTATGCCTGAGTACGCAGCGCTTCAAGGCGGCGCAGGTCGAAGTCGTTCAGTTCGTCGGTGTAGTCAGCAGTGATTGGCGCTGGCCATTCACCTGTGTCGAATCCGGTTGCGATATTGCGCATCGCTTTGCGGTACTCGAGCATACCCAGCTCCAGTAGTTCAGCGGATGCCTCGATGATGGCGATCCAGTGGTAGTTCTCGTCTTTGTTGACGAAAATCCAGAAGAACTGATCCAGCGCTGCGGTTTCGCAGTACATAGCCGCGCTCAGGTGATAATCACGTTCAATAATTTCCCGGTGTAGCCTGGCGCGCAGGCTTTCCTGCTTAACATTCCACATGCTGATGGTTTTCAGGTCTGCACCTATACGCACGCCATCCAGGTCGATCTCAAGGTCAGGGCGCACACGAACTTCCAAGCCCGTCTCCTCGTCAAAACCAAAGTAGCTCACCTCAACGGCTCGGCTAGGGTGGGTCAGCAGCATGCCGGCGGTCGGGTGTGCCAGAAGCGCTTTTTGAATATTCAGCGCGGTGCTCAGCTGCTGGCGGGTGACCAGCACTTTTCCTTCCGGGTTATCGCGCCAGGCATCCAGCAGTTCGTCGGCAAATACGGCATCTGGTTTGACTGCCTTCACGGCCTGGATCATGTCTGCTTTGGTACCGGACACTTTCAGTGGTGCCGGTTTCTGTGCTTCCTGAGCCACAAGGTCAGGGTTGATGATTGCCAACTGCTCCAGTAGCGCGTCACGGCTGCCGCTGGTTTTAACCGGCGGCGGCAGGGTGGCGTTGTACTCTTTAATGCATGCCTTCATTGCCGTCGCCGTCTGCTTCTGGTCACCATCAATACGCTGGAAGTCAGCTGGCAGCGCCATATAGTTCTGTGCCGTTTCTTCCAGGTTAGCGCCAAGCGGAACCTGCGGCGGCAGGGTGGCGTTGTACTCTTCCAGTAACACCTTGATGTCGTCGGCAGACAGCAGCGCCGGCAGGCTGGCATTGTGCTCATCGATAAAGGCGCGCAGGGTCGCGGCCGTTGTGAATGCGCCTTCAGGGATCACCGGTTCAACGCTGAATTCTGCGTCCAGTAGTTCAGGCTGCAACGCCAGCGCATGCACCAAGTTGCCCATGTCCAGCACCGCTGAGCGCTCTTTGACGATGGTTTTCTCTACGTGGCGCGCATTGAAGTACATCAGCGAAACGCGCGCATCTTTCACCTGGGTTGAGCTGATGCCGTTGGCGGCGTGGTAAACCTCGTTTGGCAGCCCTTCATAGCGGCCTGGCTCGAAATAAGCGGGATAAACAACAGCTGGTTCGTCAGATTGCGCTTCTGGCTCGGTTTGTGCTGCAACTGGTTCGGTTTGGCTTACAGAATCGCTATTTTTGGCGACAGAATCCGTATTCTGGTTTACATCGTCCTTCTGGCTGGTATCTGACTCTTCACCAGACTCCAGACTGCTTTCGCCTGGCTGTACTTCATCACCAGCTTGTTTTTCATCACTGACAGTTTCTTGAACCTGCACATTGCTGGTGGTCTCCGAAGCCTTTTTCGTGCCATGAGTTGCTGAGTTCTGCAGCAAAGCCGTAACGTCGAATATTCCGTTGCCGACATTTTTAACCAGTTCTTGTTCGACTTTCTGCGGTTGTGCTGCCGCTTCCTCTGCGCGGCGGCGTGCTCCTTCTTCACGCACGCGTTGCAGGTTCTCTTCGTGAGTGCAGAAGGATTTGCGCGGAGACTCCTTACCTTCAGGTTGGGGAATTTCCTGTGCTGCGGGTTCAGCCTCATGCAACGGCAATAACTCGACCGCGGAATTGAACGCGGCTGTCATGGTCTGGTTAACAAATTCCAGGTGAGCGACAGGAGTTAAATGAATATTTTCCGGTGCGATACGTACCAGGTTAAAAATAGCCGTGCGGTTAACACCCAGAACGCCTGGCTGATTGCGCAGGATGTTGCTCCATGATTTCCATGGTTCTTCTTTTTTGGTCACGATTTCTTTAGCGCGACGAAGAATGCTGCCCGGGATCTCGAAGTGGTTGAAGTCCATAGGCAGAAGGGCACACGCAATCTCTAAATCGAGAGTGTCCAGTGTGTGGTGTGCGTCAGGTCCACGGTCAGTGACGTAACCGCCGTCGGCATTAGTGCCGGAATCAGTACGCTGCACACTACTGATGCGATTACCGGCGGCCCATTCGCGAACGAGGATACCGCGGTCGATGTGAACTGTAGCGAACCACAATTTCAAAAACTGGATTAAGGTTGCGAGTTCAGGGATTTTTCCATCGACAGGGAAGACTTTCTTAACGGCATTCACGACTTTATGAATATCGTGCTCAATGGCTTTTTTGAATGCTTCCACATTCTCAGCTGCCAGCAGCAGGTTCTGGACGTACGCGTCATCGGTGTCCATCTCAAGGCGGACAATCTCATTTTTCTGCCCTGCGTCGATGTGATAGAGATATTCACCATCACCGATGAACTGAGCCAGTACGCGCTGGCGGAATGGCAGGGTGGCAACAACGATCAGGTTCGGTTGCTGTGTCTGCTGGGATTGCTCTTCGGTATCGACTTCACCATCAACGACGCCACCTTCTGCCCGGCCGTTCTCGTCGGTCTGGATACCGTCCTCAACAGTGAGATCTTGACCCGTTGTAACGTCAGCAGCGTTGCTGGTTTCAGTTTTGAGCAACTGCAACTTACCACTGCGCCAGTCTTCTACCAGTTGATTGCGGTCACCGGCATCGGTGTTCACCCAGTCAGACATGAATGCAGCGATCAATCTTGGTTCGTGCTCTTCGTCTGGTGTGAAAATGTCCTTAACCGCCCGAATCATTTTCCACTCAGCATTCAGGCTGAGTTTGGCGGTCGCGGGCACATCGTTCCTTGCCACAAGCAGGCTATGGAGATATGTATTGCCTTCATCCAGTGACATTTCGCTGGCAGCCAACTGCTGCTCTTTAGTGACGTGGGTTTGGTATTTATCGTTCATCAGATGGACGGCAAAGCGGACCGCTGGAGTACGGTTTTCAACCGGGACAATTTCGGACGCAGTCGCATCTTCAACGATTACGGTCGGAGTAGGTGTGTAGGGGGCGTCAACGGAACCAGTAGACACACCAGCGGCTTTTGGCAGCCAGGTGCGCCCATCGTCCTGAAGCTCGTAGCGATCACACCAGGTAAAATCAACTTCACCTTCTTTCGGCAGGCCGTCGACAACTGGGAAATCAGTGCGAATCGGTTTGGCGTAGTCCTTACCCCGACCTGTTTCGATACCTGCATCTTCCAGCGCAACATCCAGCATCAGATTGGCGCGAGCCTCGGTTTTAGCAGTGAACCAGACCACTGCATCTTGCTTTCCGGATTTCTGAGTGGCTTTAACCACATTAAAGAATTCCATGTGAGATCCTCATTTTTGGGTGTTAGAATCCCCGGACCATTGATAGCGCCCATTGGGTTAACTTTGGTTTTAATGTTGTTTCCGGTGTAACTTTGGTCGGTACCACCGGAGCCTTTCAGCATTGCGCTGGGTTATGAATTCCTGGCAAATGAACCATGATTCGCTTTGCGGAAGTCGCGTATTGCTTCCGCAGCCTTTTCTAATTCAATAAAAGTTCCTACCGTGAATCTTTTGCCATTAACTCGGCACATGGCTGTCCAGCGTTGTTTCCCTTTGTGCCAATAAACTCCTTTCACTCCGCTCGTATTATTTTTCTGAAGCGGTTTATTGAAGTTATTCTGTGAGCAAGTAGCCTCGCGGAGATTCTCCAGCCTGTTGTCAGAGCAATTTCCATTCACATGGTCAATCTGGTCTTCAGGCCATTTTCCGTGTGTATAAAGCCAGGCCAAGCGGTGTGCTCTGTATTTCTTTCCATCGATGATGATTCGTACATAGCCGCGCGTATCTAAATTTCCAGCAAAATCACCTGCGGTTATCCGTCCGCGATTTTTGAGCCATGTGAATGCTCCTGTTTCAGGCGAGTAGCTGAGCAATTCCTTCAGTCGTGCCAGTGATAATTTTTCTCGCATATTCATCACCGTTAGCCTTCGTGAGCCATCTGGTCGTGCGAAGCGCAACGTTTGGAGCAATACTCTTTTTCTTTGCGCGCCAGCTGTGAGCCGTTGCGATAGAGAAGGGTGCTCTTGATTACTTCCTCCGTTTTAACCGGCTTGCCGCAATATCCGCATTTCTTGTCTAACATGACATCCTCCGCTAGTGGCTGAGTCCATGCCCCAGACCGTTCAGATAAACTTCAACCAGCAAATCCTTGGTGTAAGTCATTTCTACGCCGCGATGCAGATACAAACGTCCGCGAGCGTTAGCTGATGCCGTCCAGGTTGAGTCTTTGTGTTTGACGAGCATCCCCGGCTGAACTGCGCCGCGGTTTACTGTCTGTGTACCGTAGTGCTGATGAACCATGATGTTCTCCAGTTTTTCTGAGTGAACTTCGCTGGTGGTGCCGCGGCGCTGATCTTCACAGTTGAGCGTTTTAACTCTGCAATTCACCACCGCGAAGCTCACTTCTGTGTTTGCCCTTGTCGCCAGGCTGGCGGAACGTTTCAAACCTACTGCGCGTTAATATCACCACCTCATTCCGGTTTTCGTATGCCCCGGACGGCTACTTCGTGGGCTCCATGCCTGGGTGGTTCGTGGTGCGTCTTGGTGAGTTAGATTAAATCACTGGTTTATATATATGTCAACTTAAGGTTGGTGTTAATTGTAAATCTGAGGTTTATGTGGCTGGGTTTTGTGACACGTCTGCAGAATCGCAGGCAAAAAAAATCCCGACGCTAAGGTCGAGATCGGGGACTTCGTGGCTGGGTGTTGGCGGCTGAGATGGTGGGTGAGGGTGTAAAAAACCCGGCGCTGTGGCCGGGTTTTTTCATTACTGCTGGTTAAATCCTTTCGGCGAGTGCTGCTGTTCTTTATTACCAAATTTTTGATTTACAATGATTTTATAAGCGTTATTGAGAGCTTGCTTTATAGACATTAATATCTCCTTATGTGTTATTGACGATTAAAGTAGTTAGAGTTTAGCTCTTTAGGGAAGTAGTGTTTACGATTTACCCAAACAAATCCATCAACTTTTGATATCACAGCGACATCAACAGGCCCACCGACAGTTTCATAATCATGTGATACTTTTCTTTTGAATGCAGTGATGTTCACTAATGATTCGGCCATATACGCAAGATCTGCCTTCCCAAGTGATTGCAACATCGATATCATTTTATTTGTATGGTTATTAACAATATAGCTTTCAAGTTTAGTATCGTGATCTTGTAAAAGTACGTTTTTGAGTTCCTCAATTTCACTGGAGAAGTGATTGGCTAGTACTCCATTGTTCATTGCAGGGAAAATATTGCTAGAAACATAATGATTAAGCCGATCAAAAACTTCCTCTGTAAGAGTTCTGTTAAAATTAATGATGTTAGGGTTGCACCCATCAATGAAAGTTACTACTTCATCTTCTTGAGCAAATGGTATAACAAACCCCATATTGGTTACCTCATTATGGGATTTATCATCAATATTATGGATCATCAATTTGTTTTTAAAAATGCCGTAGATATGAAGAGTGCAAATGGAAGGGTAATATTCTTCCTCTCCATAACCTGTTATAACAATCCCTGAATATGTACGACTAGCATGGACTTTGAAAATTAAACAAGTGGAATATAATATGACTTTTTCCATAAGCTCTTGCTGTATATTTTCACAGTTATCAAGAACAATAATTGATGAAATGTATGGCGATATTAAATCTTGTATATATGCTAAAGCATCATTAAACTCTTCTGTATCAAACCCTTCGAAAAAGAGATTATTCCTTAAGATTCCTATCTCTAAATCAAAGGCTTGCTTAACTATGTTTTGAAAAATAACATTGTCGAGTTCAACGGCGGGGTTCATTGTTAAATAGTTTACTACATTATTATCATTAATGTATCTCATCAAACCTTTGAGGTTATCAACAACAAGGTTTATAACGCAAGCCTCTCTCATTTCATTTGTTATAAGGTCTGAGTTACCATTGATGAATTTTACAAAGTCATTAACATATTCTTTAATGGTAGGGAAACTAGTTTTCCCCAATTGTTTTCTATAGGATTTAATTATAAGTTCCCACGGTGCGCCACCCAGTGTCGCATTATTATAAATCATGATCCCCACGGGATGGTGTTTAGATAGTTCGAATAGTTTTTCCGCACTATTATTTATTTTTACTAATCTATTATGCTCTGTGGTGACTGCAGAGTCAGCAGCAAGGGCGATTCCAGTATTATTTATTACAACAATCTCAGCTGTCATTGCAAAACATCCCGTGTAGTAGTGATAAATATTAATTAAATTGATAGTTTTTTTCAATCTAACATAAATGGCGGAATCACCCCCCAGTAAAGACATCATTGTCTCATGGGAACTAAAAATTCAGGACAAACCTAAAGCGATTCAGTCCCCCTGCGAGCGAATCCGCCCCTTCATGTACTTCTCGTACAGCTCATCTAACTCTTTCAGGCGAAGCGCAAAAATGCGGAGCATGTTCTGCTGCTCTTCTTCCGGTAACTGGCGGTAGAGCTCGAGCAAACGCTGTTCGTCCGGTTTGAGACCGTCTTTCTCTCCAACGTCTTCACCGAGTAGCCAGGCGACAGAAATACCAACAGCGTCGGCTATGGCCAGTGCCGATTTCTTACTAATCACGCCTTTTTTGAACCAGCCGTTTACGGCCTGAGGGGTGACTCCAGCTATTCTTGCCATGTCTGCTTTGGTAACGCCGCGATCAGTGATCTCAGTAAGGCGCTCCACCAGAACGAGGTTGGGTTCTTCTTTTCTCATATGGTCATTGTAAATATTTGGTTTATGCACGCAATAAATCCAAAGTTTGCATGAAGTATAAATCTGTGGTTTACTTCTGCTATCAATAAGCAGGAGAAGCACATGTCCGCACTCGATAAAGCAATTAAAGCCGCTGGCTCTGCCAGAAAGCTCAGCATCGCGCTTGGTGTGACGAGTATGTCTGTAAGTCATTGGAAGAATCGTGACCAAGGGATCGTCCCGCCAAGCTATATCTTCCCGATTTTCAAAATGACAGGCGTAACCCCCCACGAGCTGCGCCCTGATCTCTATCCAAATCCCACTGACGGATTACCAAAGTAGGAGCACTGACAATGCAAACACTTTCTTTTCAACAGAATAACAGAGCGCCATCAGAGCACCTGAAATTCCAGTATCAACACAGTGAGGCTGAAGGCCAGCCGGTCGATCACCGGGCTATCTGTTCTGCCGTCCGCGCCTGGGCGGCGGCAGAGGGCCGCGTGGCGGTCGCTCTGGCGATTAAAGAGGCTGCCGAACAGGCCGAGCTTGACAGCATTGACATGACCGGCAGCGCCGATGTGTGGAACGTGAAGCTGTTTCGCTGGCTGGACAACCACGAGAAATCACCGGCCTACCGGGCGAACGTCGAGCAGCTGGCGCCGGTAATAATTTCGGTTCTGCCGCTGGCGTACCGGGATCGCGTGATTAAGCACGACTGCTTTGCGGTTCGTGTCGCCAGGTCGGTGAAAGAAGACGCTGAGGCGATACAGGCTGTCGTCCTCAAAGCCCCCAGACACGAACGGATGAAGGAAATCAGCGAGAGCATCGTAGCCAAGCTCTACCTGGACGGACCTGATTCTGTGGCGCCCATTATGGCGATGGTTACAACGATGCTGGGTGGTGCGCTATGACGGGCTCAGAAATGGCGAAAGCCGCGGTGCTCGAACACCAACGGCTTTCAGGTGCAAAAACTGTGCGTAATTGCGGAGAACAGTATGTCAAATACCGCTGAAATAATCAATTTCCCAAATAAAACCGAACAACCGGGAGGTCGTATGGCCGACCTGTCGAACGGGTATACCAAGGTCGCTAACGAGATCCAACAGCTTAAGCCTCGCCTGAGACTGTCAGGCCGGGAATGGCAATGTTTTGAGGCGGTGATCTGGCTTACCTACGGCTGGAACAAGAAACAGGACCGCGTGACAAATACGGTTATTGCCGAGCTTACGGGCCTGAGCGATACGCATGTATCGGACGCGCTTAAGTCTCTCGCAGAACGCAAAATCATCTTTTCACAGAAGCAGGGCATGATGAAAATCGTCGGTGTAAACACTGACCTTTCAGCATGGATTTTAGACAAACCGGAAACGGGAAGAAAATTCCCGAAAACGGGAAAATCCTTCCCGAAATCAGGAATAACCTTCCCGAAAACGGTAGACACCCAATACAAGAACAAGAACAGTATTAAAAGATCTTCGTCCGAGAATTCTGACGAATCCTCTGACGCACGTCTGAAGAAATTTTTATCAACTCATCCTGAAGCTGCGGTCTACACACCATCCGGTGCGAAGTGGGGCTCTGCTGAAGACCTCGAGACAGCTAAGTGGATTTCCTCCAGGGTGAAGCTGATTAACCCAACCTGCAAAGCCCCGGACATGACCTCCTGGTCTAACACTGTTCGCCTGATGCGCCAGATAGACAACCGGTCGCACCAGGACATCTGCGCGCTGTATGACTGGGCTAGCAAACACCACTTCTGGCAGACCAACATCCTGAGTCCCGAAAGCCTGCGTAAGCAGTGGGACAAGCTGACAATGCAGCGTAACGCCGGAGGTGAGCAGCGCGCTGTCAAGCCAGATCTGGACTTCAACAACACTGACTGGGCCTATGGGGTGATCCGATGAAATCTCTTGCAGAGCAGATGCGTAACCACGACCGCGAGCAGATGAGCCGCATGGCCCATAACCTGCCAGAGCAGTACCAGGAGTGCGCGCCGGTCGAGCAGGTGGCGCAGGTATTCAACAAGCTGTTCAACGAGCTGCGCGCCGCGTTCCCGGCCAGCATGGCGAACTTCCGCACCCAGGAAGACCTGAACGAATTCCGCCGTCAGTGGCTGCTGGCGTTTCAGGAGAACGGGATCCACACCATGGCTCAGGTCGATGCCGGCATGCGCATTGCCCGCCGCCAGGAGCGCCCATTCCTGCCGTCGCCGGGCCAGTTCGTCGCCTGGTGCAAGCAGAGCGGCGGCGCGCTGGGCGTCAACGTTGACCAGGTGATCGCCGAATACTGGGACTGGCGTAACCGCTCGTTCGAATTCATCTCCAGCGAGCAATTTCCATGGTCGCAGCCGGTCATGTACCACATTTGCGTAGAATTGCGCCACCGCAGCACCGAGCGCCAGTTAACGCATGGTGAACTGGCACGCGAGGCAGGCGATCTGCTGGACATGTGGGAAAGGCGCGTCACCGAGGGTAAGCCAGTGCCGCCGGTACGCCGGGCTATTGCCGCACCAGCTGCCGAGCAAGGGCCGACGCCGATCCAGCTGCTGCTGGCCAAGTACAACCGCAACAAGTCGAACGGGATGGTGTGACATGAACATAACAATCCGTGAGCAGGTGCTGGCAGCCCTGCGCAACAACCCAGGGTTGAACAACGCCAAACTGGCAGGGCTTCCCGGAGTGGTACATCATCGATCAGGACTATCGGGGGCAGAAGTACGCGAAGGACAAGCAGGTTGCGCGTTGTGGCAACGCAGTTCCGCCGCCATTCGCCGAGGCACTGGTGAGGGCTAATTTACCGGAGCTTTGTCAGCAGAAAGAGATCGCAGCTTAATGTCCGAGTTTCAGAACATGGTGTAACAAATCCTGCTACTTCAATGACGTAGATTCAAACCTGATATAATTAGGCTCTTCACAACACGAGGAGCCTAAAATGCACCATTACATGATCCCTATCAACGGAACTGTTCACCTGATCAAGACTGACTCTCTAATCCCTGAAGGGACTGAGTATAGCTTTGAAGGAGAAAGTCTAATCTGCGCTCATGCCACTTTTAAATCTGGGACGTATGGCTTCCTGATACCAAAGGGAAATCAGTTGAATAGAGAGCATGCGTTCTGGCATGTAAGTGGAATTCACCCTAATCCCCTGGGAATGGATAAATCGTAATCCATAATATGCATGCCATCGTCCTGAACATACGGTGGCATGCATCCGGCACTACAACAGAAACGTTAAAGTGCAAACAATACAATTCGAGCAATATTCAACCTGTCACAGATGGCGAATACCACCGCCATTTCGTGCATTCTGTGGTTTCTATTACCCATTGCGTTAATGCTGTCCAATCATCAGCTCGCTGAGGCGCTGGTTAGGGCTAACCTACAGGAGCTTTGTCAGCAGAAACAAATAGCGGCGTAATAAAACATCGCTAATTCAACCCGCTACGGCGGGTTTTCTTTTTTTACTACTGACAGAAAATTAACAATTTGTGCTCTTAAAGCGTTGATCATTTCCGCGCATAGGTATACTGTATAAAAACACAGTAAATGCAATGGGGGCCATTATGAAAGTTGAATTAACCATTGATCGCATGAAAGAACTTCCTAAAGGCGCAGTACCAGCACTGGAGAAAGAACTGCTTAAGCGCCTGAATGATCACTATGACAATTGCAGGCTCACAATCCGCCGTGCCGGGGCCGATGGGTTAAGTGTTTTTGGTGGTGACAAGGACGATAAAAAGAAAATTGAATCAATCCTCCAGGATACCTGGGAAAGCGCTGACGACTGGTTTTATTAGAATTGCGCTTAAGGCTGGCGCGCATTTTTCAGAATACCGCAATTTGCGTAACCCTCTGATGCTGCTGCCGACAATCTTTAATCGCGTCTGTTAGTCGCTCGAAGGGAGAACATAAATGTGAGTGATTCAGCTTTGCAAACGTCAGAAGACAACTGGTATGACATTGTAAGAAGGTCTGACGGCTGCGTGGTGTTTAGCTTTCCTTCATCGGGCAGGCATCTAATTTATCGCGTCAATGGCATGGTTTCTATGCGGCCTTTGCTGGATGATGAAGAGGTCTTTACTCCTAATGGTTTTATGCAGTTTATTCACCGTCTCGGCTACCGGGTAACCCCACCTTCTGATAATATGAAATCAACGGTCTGAACAACCGTAACCTACTGCGCCACGGAGAGAAACCATGGCGCACGAACTACAACTCATCAAGCATTCCTCAGGAATCCTGATCCCCGCTACGCCGGAGACCAGTGATTTACTGCAATCAAAAATCAAACTCGGCTCCGTACTGGTGGCTGAGTTCCGGCAGGTACGCAACCCGGCCTTTCACCGTCGTTTCTTCGCGTTACTCAATCTCGGTTTCGAATACTGGGAACCCACCGGCGGGGCAATCTCCTCCAACGAACGCAAGCTGGTAACCGGCTATGCCAAGTTCCTTGCCTCATTCGCGGGAAGTGAAGCAGCACTCCTGGATGCTGCTGAGCAATATCTGGACCGCATCGCCGATAAGCGCGCCGGTAGTATCAGCATCTGCAAATCCTATGACGCATATCGTGCATGGGTGATCATCGAGTCTGGCCACTACGACGCCATACAGCTTCCCGACGGCACCCTTCGCAAACACCCCCGCAGCATTGCCTTTGCCAACATGGACGAAACCGAGTTCCAGCAGCTGTACAAAGCCGCGCTCGATGTTCTGTGGCGCTGGGTATTGTCCCGGGCATTCAAGGACCAGCGTGAAGCGGAAAACGCCGCATCGCAGCTCATGAGCTTTGCGGGGTGATGGCGATGAAATATTCCTGGTTCCACCATCACGAATGCACAACCGATCAGGCCGACGAGCTGGTGGCCAGTTACCGTCGTCGTGGCGCCACGGTAGAACGTAGCCTGAATCGCGACAACATCACCTGGACTATCAGCGCAAAATTGCCTGAATGCGAGCATCCGGCGCGTACACCAAGAACCTTTCGACAAAAGGTCTGGGGGTGATTATGGCTAAGTTACCGCGCCGGAAGTGCGCCAACAAGGAATGCCGCCAGTGGTTCAATCCAGTACGCGACACGCAGACCGTCTGCGGTTATGAGTGCGCCAGCGCCGTCGGGAAAGAGCAGACCAGAAAAGCCCGGGAGGCTGCACAACGCAAAGAGTCTGCCAAGCAGCGCGCCACTGAGAAGAAAGAACGTGCAGCCTGGCGCCAGCGTAAAGCTGCAGTTAAGCCGCTGAAGCACTGGATTGACCTGACTCAGCGTGCCTTCAACGACTGGCGGCGTGAAATGCTGCTGGCCGCCGGGCACGGCTGTATCTCCTGCGGAACCAAGACTGCGTTTGCCTGGCATGCCGGGCATTACCGGACCACGGCAGCCGCACCACAGCTTCGCTTTAACCTGGACAATATCTGGCTTCAGTGCTCCGCCTGCAACGTCCACAAATCCGGAAACATCGAGGCGTACCGAGCCGCGCTGGTGGAACGTTATGGCGAAGAGCTGGTACTAGCGCTCGAGAACAATAACGCTCCGCATCGTTGGACTATTGAAGAACTGAAGGAAATCAGACTGACCGCGCTGGCTGACCTGCGCGCGCTGAAAAAGCAGGAGGCAGCATGACATTCGAATCCTATTTTGCCGATCACCTCCGCGTTCGCTGGCAGCGGCTTCGCTTATACCACTTTCCCGGCTCTGTGCTAACGGACTACCGGATACTGAAGAATTACGTGAAAACTTATGCTGGAGAAGCGCTATGAACCTTGAAAACACAGTGAAATACCACTTCGCTAAATCCACACTGATTAGCGATTCTCCGCGCGCTACCGCCTCCGATTCACTGACCGGTACCGACATAATGGCTGCCATGGGCATGACGCAGGAACGCGCCGCAATGGGTTACAGCGCCTTCCTCGGCAAGATGGGCATAAGCAATAACGACCGGGATCGGGCGATCGGTCTGCTGGCTGAGTACGCGATGACAAAATGCGACAAGGTTGCCGCACTGCGTAAGCTCGGTGCCGCGGTTAAACCTCAGGTGATGCACCAGTTGGCCACCTTCGCTTTTGAGGACTATTCCCGCAGCGCTGCCAGCGTGAAGCAGTGCGATTGTTGTGACGGTCAGGGCTTCATTGAGGCTGACGTGTTTACCAATAAATTCCGTAAGCCAGAAGGGAGAATGACCGTGTCCGGGATGGTGAAGGTCAAAGAATCCATCAAAGTGCTATGCAAAAAGTGTAATGGCTCTGGTGTGGTTAGTGCTTCTTGCAGTGATTGCCATGGGCGCGGCAAGGCAGTGAACCAGGCTCTTACTGAGAAACAGGGCGTTCCTGTTCTGGCTGACTGTAAGCGCTGCGGAGGGCGTGGGTATGAACGACTTCCGTCGACTGAAGCCTATGCTGCTGTATGCCAGATTACTGACGCCATTAGCCTGGACACCTGGAAAAAGTCTGTTAAGCCATTCTACGACCTGCTGATCACGAAATTTGATATCGAAGAGTCCTGGGCCGAAAAACAGCTTAAGCAGATAACGCGGTAACGCCTATAGCGATAGCCTATGATTTTGTCTTGGGCTATTTACTTTTCCCGAATCTGTGTTAATTTTGTCCCAACGATGGGTTAATTCGCTCGTTGTGGTAGTGAGATAAAAAGAGGCGGCGCTTACTACCGATTCCGCCTAGTTGGTCACTTCGACGTATCGTCTGGAACTCCAACCATCGCAGGCTGAGAGGTCTGCAAATGCAATCCCGAAACAGTTCGCAGGTAATAGTTAGAGCCTGCATAACGGTTTCGGGATTTTTTATTTGGGTCAGTCGTATAAAGGTCATTACGGAAGGCTGTTAACCTTCTTATCGTGGTTCGAGTCCACGCTGTCCCGCCAAACATGCTGGTTTAGCTCCAATGGTAGAGGTGGTAAATGCCGAGCAAAGATTACTATCTTAATCGAAGGGCTAGGCTTGCTAAGGCCGTGGAAAAGTTGGGTGGTCGTTGCGCGAGTTGCGGATCCGAATATTCGCTTCAGTTTGACCACATAGACCCTTCCACCAAATCAGCAAATGTAAGCGAGATGCACTATCACTCAGATTCGGTGTTTTATGCTGAGGTTGAAAAGTGCCAACTACTATGTTCTGCATGCCACATTCAGAAAACCAAATTTGACCTTAGCTACTTAGTAGCTGGTGAGCTGAATGGTATGAGCAAGCTAACAATGGACAGCGTCCAGTTCATCAGAGAAAACTACATTCCACGACATAAGGTTTATGGAGCCAGAGGGCTAGGGAGAATGTTTGGTGTAACACATCAAACAGTGCTTTCAGCCTTAAATGGCGAAACCTGGAAATAAGCTGCGCGTCAGAGGTTCGATTCCTTTGCCCGCTCCAGTAAAAGCTTTCCAGTCTGCGATGATGGGTTCCCCGGAGTGACTGGAAAGCGACCTGGTTTTGAATGGGCGCTGCTTTTTGCAAAATTGCTGTGTGAAAATACTGACCTTTGGGTTCAGCGCTCATCCAAAAGCATCACGTGAATTCACCAACGCTCATGTACTCTCCAGGAAACAATAAGTGATTCTGAAAAGTTCCGGTTAGATATTGCCCCGGTCACCGGATGATTTTATCTTTTGGTTCGTGGTGAATCCCCCTATGCGGCGGGGCGTCCAGTCAAACTTTTTTGTCCAGGTTTGTTTGCGCGGAACTAGTCGGCTGGGGCTGTTCCACCGGGAGGCACCCGGCGCCACCTCCTTGACGGTATTGTTATTTTTCATGCCTGTTCGTCCGAGCAGGCTTTTTTTGCCCGCATTATCTTCATTGAAAACTGGCAACTCAGAGAATCATCCAAATTAAAAAAGCAGCAACGAGAGCGATTACTAATACATTCTTCGCTTTTTCTCTTCTGCTGGCCTTCACAAAAGGATTCACTATCCGGCAGTGGCTACACACAAGTGATTCTGGGTTAATTAACTTTCCGCAGTAGGGGCAGGGCTTGATAATCATTGGTACTAATTAAGTTGTGAGAACGTAGTCTCATTTAACCACATTTATCGAGTTGTTTTACTAATGGTCTAGTTATTTCAGACATATTCATCAATTTCAGGCTCACGGGAATCATCCGCTACGTGCTTTGTTGATAAATCCAGCCCGTGAAGCCTGACCCTTTTCAAACACACACACAGCGCCATCCGAAAAATCGGAGGTGAGGCTATGACCAGAATGAGCACCATTTACAGCAGACTTTCATATGGAACAGGAACCACGCTGACCGGCTGCGGTGTATCAGCGAAGGCATATGCCGAAACAGCTAAAACAGCAAAAGAGGTGTCCTGGATGTTGGCCGACAGAATTGCAGGGTTAAGCCTGAGCGACTGGGCAATTATTGTCGGTATCGCATGCACTGTTATTACCTGTGCAGTGAACTGGTATTTCCGCTGGAAAGAACGGGAGGATCGGCGCAATGGCTATGCCACCAAAGCTGAAGAATAGCGTTATTGCAGCGATACCCGCTGGCGCTATTGCTATCGCTGCGGCGTTGATTACTGGCCCAACGGGTAATGATGGCCTTGAAGGTGTACGCTATCAGCCTTATCGGGATGTTGTTGGAGTGTGGACTGTATGCTGGGGCCATACTGGTAAAGATATTATCCTCGGCAAGACCTACACCAAAGCAGAGTGCCAGGCGCTGCTGGATAAAGACCTGAATATTGTCGCCCGACAGATTAACCCATATATCAATGCTCCGATCCCCGAAACGATGAGAGGGGCGCTGTACTCATTTGCGTATAACGTAGGCGCGGGAAACTTCAAAACCTCCACACTGTTACGAAAAATCAACCAGGGTGATTCGAAAGGCGCATGCGAACAACTGCGGCGCTGGATCTATGCTGGTGACAAACAGTGGAAGGGTTTAATCACGAGGCGTGAGATTGAGCGTGAAGTTTGCCTGTGGGCAGAGAAACCTCAGGTTCTGGGGGATGGACTCGGGCCGCTTAACCCTGGCATTCCGGTATCAGTTCCGGGGGTATTCTGATGAAACCCAGAAAAATTACGATTGTTGCGGTTCTGCTGGTGGCTGTCGTAATCATTATTGCAGTGCTTAGCGTATTACTGGTTCGTAGCCGCTCAGCTCTTGAAACAGAACAGAGTGAGAATCGGGTATTACGTAATGATAACGCGCTGCAGGCGACGGTGATAACTACACAGGCTTTCAACTTCAATCGGTTTAACCAGATAGCAGAGAACGCCAACCGCCTTAACTCGCTGATCGATGCCGGTACTGAGAAAACTGTCATCGAATACCGGGAGATTCTCCGACGTGAAAAGACCTGTGATCTGCCTGTTCCTGCTGATGTCGCTGGTGGGCTGCTCAAATACGCGTACCGTTTACGTGCCAGCGCAATGCACCCCGATACCGGGAACACTAACGCAACCGATGATAGTACCGCTGCCGCCAGCTCAATGACGTATTGCCAGGCCGTCCTCTGGATTGAACCTTTGCTGGCTGTTATTGAGAAGGGCAACAATAACCTGGCGGGTATACGAGAGATTGAGAAGTTACGAAAATGAATAATGTCCGTTGACATTGTTAGGGTGATTCTCATTTAACAACCTCAACTGCTACATTACAGTGCTTCATCATGCAATTAGCTTTTTCACCAATGGCTTAGATCCAGTGAAAGTTACTGACGTTATCTAATGACAAGATGAACGTAGCTTTTGTGTAGTTTTTCAGCGAATAGGATTATCTGAATTTAGCATTTTTGGCTTGTATAAACTGTGGGTAAGTAGCTATAGTCACGTCATAGATAGTATTTTTGCATCTTTTTCAAGCCTCTTTTGAGGCTTTTTGCACATTTAAATATGACAACAATGGCACATATAGTATGTCCCCCTTGGCACAGGCACTATATGTAGCGCTATAAAAGGAGCTATCATTATGACCCCAGCTGAGTTCTACGATGTTTACAATATCAAACCGGCAGAAATGTTGACTGGTGAAACTGTTAACAACTTCGCTTCTCGTGTAATGGCACAGCAAACTAGTACGAGTGGAAACACAGGTGTTTGGTACTCACAAGGTACCGCTACACAATCGAAGCAAAACCAAACTACAAGTCATCAACTTTACACGTACTGATTTATGCCTAATTGGAGCGACGTACTGGGCGAGATAACGGCTCTCGCCCATAAAAGTCCTATGGATGAGGTTCGCCGTAAATACTTATCTCAACTTTCGAATCATACTGGAAGAAATGTAATCACATATTACTCAGGGTGGTTACAGCATGGTGGTGCAGAAGTACGCCATCTTACTCAGATGACTGATGATGATAAGAACGGGTTGATGACAGCCATCAATGGTTTAGATGTATCAAAAGGGTTGGATTTGATACTTCATACTCCAGGTGGTGATATTGCCGCTTTGGAATCAATCGGGCATTACTTAAGGTCGAAGTTTGGAACTAACATCAGAGCAATTGTTCCTATGATTTCAATGTCCTGCGGAACTATGCTTGCATGTTGTGCCAATGAAATCATCATGGGTAAACAGTCCAACATTGGCCCAATTGATCCTCAGTTCAACGGTTTCTCCACCCATGCCATCATTGAAGAATGGAATCGTGCGCAGACGGAAATTTTTCAAAATCCCGCAGCTGTTCAGATGTGGCAGTTCATTCTTCAAAAGCTAAACCCGACGATCATCGGCGAGTGTGAGAAAGCAATCAAATGGGCAAATGAGATTGTTAAGCATTGGCTTATGACAGGCATGTTTGATAATGATCCTGAGGCAGAATCAAAAGCAACACATGTTTGTTCAGAGTTAAACAACCATCACACAACCTATACCCACTCGCGTCATATTCATTTTGATAAGGCGCAGAAAATTGGGTTGAATGTTACCGAACTTGAAAGTGATCAAGTACTTCAAGATTTGGTTTTGACTATACATCACAGCTACATGCATTCTTTTGGTGGAGCACCACTGGCAAAAATCATTGAAAATCATAACGGTAACGCAATGATTTGGAATATCCAGTCTTAATCCCCCCTGTCTGATTCCAGCCTCGCCTATGCGGGGCTTTTTTATTTGCGGTACGCAGCACACAGAACCCACTACCTGGGACCCTTCGGCCAGAGAGCCGACATTGCCTTACCCTCACATTGCCAGCCTGTCGCTGGCTTTTTTATTTGCGATGTCCGGTCGTTGTTTCCTGGCATCCTTCCACTCTACACAAACAGCACCCCGTTCCTTCGGAGGTGATATGGCAAAGCGTATGAATGACGACCACAAAATTGTAGGCCTGTCCTGGTTAGTCCTGCTCGGCATTGCATGCTGGGGCGGTTTAGTTCGCTACCTGATCGACGTAAAGCAGAATAAAGCGACATGGAGCTGGATAAACGCGCTGGCACAGATCGCTGTCTCCGGCTTTACCGGTTTGATTGGCGGGTTGATAAGCGTGGAGAGTGGGTTGAGTTTTCACATGATCCTTGTCACGTCCGGCATTAGCGGGGCGATGGGTTCAGTGGCTCTGACCTATTTCTGGGAACGCTTGACGGGGATGAAGAATGCAAACCAGTGATAAAGGCATTGCCCTGATCAAAGAGTTCGAAGGTTGCAAGCTCACTGCCTATCAGGACAGCGTCGGCGTTTGGACGATCGGTTATGGCTGGACTCAGCCCGTCGACGGGAAACCAATCCGTGCCGGGATGACAATTAAGCAGGAAACGGCAGAACGCCTGCTGAAGACAGGAATGGTCAGTTACGAAAGTGACGTGTCACGACTGGTTAAAGTTGGCCTGACTCAGGGGCAATTCGATGCCCTGGTGTCGTTCACGTATAACCTCGGTGCGCGGTCATTGTCGACATCGACTCTCCTGCGAAAACTCAACGCCGGAGATTACGCTGGTGCAGCCGATGAGTTCCTGCGCTGGAATAAAGCTGGTGGGAAGGTGCTGAATGGGCTGACACGTCGGCGGGAGGCAGAGCGGGCTCTGTTCCTGTCATGATTGGCGCGCTGGTTAAGCGTTACTGGCTGCAACTGATTGTGGTGTCGGTAATCGGCGTGCTGGCGTTCTTCGTTAACCACTACCGCGACAACGCCATCACCTACAAAGACCAGCGCGACAAGGCAATTGAGAATCTCAGCCTTGCGAAAAATACCATCGATGACATGAAGGTGCGCCAGCGTGATGTCGCTGCACTGGATGCCAAATACACCGGAGAACTGGCTGATGCGAAAGAAACCATTGAGCGTCTGCATAGCGATGTCATTGCTGGCCGTAAGCGGCTGCAGCTCAACGCAAACTGTCCCGCGAACGGAACGACCAGCACCGGCGGCCTGGGCGATGTTACCGGCCCCCGACTTACTGACTCCGCTGAACGGGATTATTTCACCCTCAGAGAGCGAATCGTCACAGTGACGAAACAGGTTGGATATTTGCAGGAATACATCAAAGAGCAGTGCTTAAATTGATGTTAAATTAACCTTTTACATACGGAGGGGTTATGCAAATAGATCAAGAATACCTTAAAGGTTTGCTCGAGGCTTTCGAGGCATCGGATTCACCTGATACCGATATTATTCGATTAAATGATTTAGGGTTCAATTGTGAAACTGACACATTTGTGTTTCATATGCGTTTGCTTGAGGATAGAGGGCTGATTATCAGGAGTGATGGAGAGCCCGGCTTTGGTGCTATTCAGTCTTTAGACGGAATGACTCACTGGGCTGTAATGCCCTTGCGATTGACCGCGATGGGGCATGACTTCTTGGATGCTCTCCGTAACAAAGAGGTTTGGGCAACATTAAAAACCGGATTCAAAGATGCCAGTATGGGCACGCTGATGACAGTTTCGAAGGAGCTGTTTAACCGAGCTCTAGCTAAGCAACTTGATAAAATGTTCGACTAACCGCCTACGGGCGGTTTTTTATTGTCAACTTTATGAGCAAACTGATCTTAATTACTGTAACTAGGTGGTCAATGATATGGCAACGCTTAAGGACCTTTCCAGTCAGTTAAGACAGCTGCAGAAGCAAATACCGTTTGCGACTGCCCAGGCTATGACTAAAGTGGTTCGCCAGATAGAAGCGGCCCAAAAAACAGCATTTGAGCGGAATCTGGATAATCCAACACCTTTTACAGTTAAATCGGTTGGGTCAGTTGGTGCCAGGAAAAACAGCCTTCGTGCGAAGGTGTTTGTTCGTGATACTGCTGCTGGTTACCTTGAACCCTTCGAGTTCGGCGGAGAGCACAAGCTTAATGGAAGTGCTTTGCTTAACCCGAAAGACATAAAGCTTAATAAATACGGCAACCTGCCGCGTAATAAGCTCTCACAGCTTAAAGCAAAGGAAAATGTATTCGTAGGTGAGGTTGATGGCGTTAACGCTGTCTGGCAGCGTAAGAAGCCGATGAAAGCTAAGAAGCGACGGGCCAAACGTTCCGCTAACGGGACGCGAAGACCGAAACGCAAACAGCGTTCTCCAAAGCTTTTGATCCGGTTTGGTGATGCGCTACCTGTGACTCCAGTGCTGGGGTATATGGATAGGGCCCGTACCATGGCGAACGCACTGCTACCGTCTGCTTTAAATCAGGCGATAGCAGAAGCCATCAGGACGGCAAAATAAAAGCAGTAACTTATAAGTTAATTTCGCAAGCTTTTATGAAGCTGTTTACTGCAGTTGTCGATCCAGAAACATTGGCTGACATGGAATGCTGGTTTCCGCCATCCTTTGTTTGCACACCAACTAACACTTTGGATTTCGCCCCCTGAAGCTGCTTAAGCACTGTTTTTAGTTGGTCCGCGTCATCCGATTGAATCTGGAGGCTCTGAACATTACGTCTTGAAAGGGTAGCATCGAGCTTCACTGCGGTATTCCCGTCGACCTTCATTATCAGGTCCATTGGTACCTCTGATAGTGATTCGGTGCTTTTATCCATTTCAACGTATGCCGCCGATAGCTTTTCTTTAGTGCAGTCAAACACAATGGCGCCATTGTCGGATGAAACCTCGCCAAGCATCATTGCTTTCTTACCACCAGAGAAAAGGTCATCTTCAGTATTAGTTACCCACTGGGCATGAGCAATTGGTGATGCCAGCACTGCGGCTACGAAAGTTATTTTGATTATATTGTTACCCATTACATTCTCCTTGTATTGAATAGGAATAATCATAGTCGGAGCGAATGGTCGAAGCCATTAAAAAAATGGGTCCTTCCTGAGACTTTTGTAAGGTACGGGCATTGCGCGCCGCGGTGTTTTCCTAGCTACAACTTTCAGATTTGTGTCCCATGTCCCACCTCTGGCGATCATTACGGACACCTCGCCAGCTCTGGCTATTCCAGTTTATTCCAGTGGGACATTCTGGTGGGACATGGCAAAAATGTCCCAGGCGAATGTCCCACCCCAGAAAATGTCCCAGGTGATGTCCCATGACCACGATGAACCAGAGTCAGTACGCACAACATTCAGGTGTGGATCGCAAAACAATTGGCCGGTGGATTAAAGCCGGGCGCTTCATTGTGATGGACGGAGACCTGATTGACGTAGAGGCCAGCGATGCGGCATTGAAGAAAAACCGCGATGGCAAAGACCCGCGCGCCTCGAACGCGAAGAAAAAGAAAACTCCCGTCGTTAGCGATAACGATGATGACGGTGATGAAATCAATAAAACTGTCCGCCAGATAATGCTCACTGAAGGGGCAGATCTTTCGAGAGAGGAAGCGGGACGTATCCGCGAGAATTACATGGCCCTGCAGGCAAAGCTGCAGTATGAAAAAGACAGCGGCCAGCTTATTGAGCTGACAGCAGCCGAGGAGGTTTTATTCAACGCCTTTCGCCAACAGCGTGATGCCTGGCTTAACTGGCCGTCCAGGGTGGCGCCGCTAATGGCTGCTGATCTGGATGTACCGGCGGACAGGATGACAGAGGTGCTGATTGAACATGTCCACAAACACATCTCAGTCCTCGGAGAGCCAGAGTTTAACCCGGCAGAAGATTGAGCGTCTTGAATTAAGCGTCCGCAAAGGCTGGACACCCCCGCCGCGTATCAGTGTGCCGCAGTGGGCAGATGACTATCGTAAGCTGGCAAAAGAGGCTGGGAGCACTTCGGGAAACTGGGAAACATCGACGGTAGAAATTGCCCGCGGACCGATGCTTGCCGCGACGGAGTCCGGGGTTCATATCATCACTGTAATGTGCTGTACCCAGTTGATGAAGACAGCACTGCTGGAAAACCTTTTTGGCTATTTTGCCCACCTCGATCCTTGTCCGATACTGCTGCTGCAGCCGAAAGAAGAAGCCGCTGAACAGTTTTCGAAAGAGCGTATTAGCCCGCTGGTAAGGGTGACGCCGGTACTGCGTAAAATCATCGGTGATTCGAAACAGAAAAGCTCGAAAGAAACCATTCTTTACAAGGCATTCACTGGCGGATTTCTGGCGCTGGCGGGTGCTGGTAGCCCTGATAACCTTGCGCGTCGTCCGATTCGTGTCCTGCTGGCGGATGAAGTGGACAAGTACCCGATAACCCGCGAAGGCGATCCAATTGCGCTGGCCGAAGAGCGTACAGCGACATTTGGCCTGACCTGGCTGTCTGTACGCGCCTGTTCGCCGACGGTGGAGGATGAGAGCCGCATTGCTGACAGCTACGCCGACTCCGATCAGCGCCGGGCATCTGTGGTTTGCCCGCACTGTGGCCACCGCCAGTTCCCCGACTTTTTCAAACACGTTCAGTGGCCGAAAGAGGGAGATAAACACCTGACTAAATCGGCGATGCTCTATTGCGAATGCTGTGGTAGTGGCTGGTCCGAAGGACAGCGCCTCAGAGCTCTGCACACTATTCGATGGCATCAGACGCGCCCATTTGAGTGCTGCGGGGAGCGGCACTCACCGCTGATGGATTATGACCTTGCCTGGCGGGCGGCAGACGAGGGCAGCGTTGAAAAGGTCTGGCAATGGTCAGAGTCGGAACGGCATGCGGTCTATCGCGCAATCTGCCCCTCCTGTGGAAAGGAGGCAGTCGATAACCACCACGCGGGGTACCAGGCATCCAAGCTTTTCAGCCCCTGGCAAAAAGATAAGCCGTCGGATATTGCGAAAAAATATATCGATGCGAAGGGCGATCCGGATAAGGAACAGGCGTGGTGGAATACCCAGATGGGGCTTCCGCACCGACCTAATCATGGGAAACAGCTCCCTGTTGATGTTCTGCTGGCGCGCCGGGAAATATTTCCGGCCGTCGTTCCGGACGGGGTGGCATTGTTAACAGCTGGAGTTGATACCCAGGACGATCGCTTCGAAATTACGATCACCGGCTGGGGGAGAGATGAAGAATCGTGGTCGGTCGCGCATGACGTTATTTATGGTGACCTTGAGACGGAAGAACCCTGGAAGCGACTGGATGCATACCTGAAACAGATCTGGCGACGTGGTGACGGGCGCGGCCTGAATATCATGGCAACGTGCATGGACTCCGGCGGCCACCATACGCAGAAGGTATACGAATTCGCCAAAGAGCGTCTTGGCCGTCGTGTCTGGGCAATTAAGGGGGAGTCTGCACAGGGAGGCAAACGCAATCCTGTCTGGCCGACCAAACGACCATCATCGAAAAGCAAAGCCAGTTTCCGCCCTGTCATTCTGGGGGTTAACTCAGCGAAAGACGTGATACGCGGTCGCCTGCATCTTGAGCCACCCAAACCTGGCGCCGCCGCTGCGGGTTATATGCATTTTCCTGACGATCGCGATCTCGGGTACTTCAATCAGCTGCTGGCGGAGCGACTGGTTTACAAAGTCATTTCCGGGCAGCGGTACAGTATCTGGGAAGCAATACCAGGACGAGCTAACGAAGCGCTTGACTGCCTCGTTTACAGCTATGCCGCGCTGTGCGGTCTCAAACATATGGGGTTAAAACTCAACGTCCGGGCCGCCAACCTCGAAGCCGATCCGGATAAGTTCCTGCCAGCGCCAGTTGGACAGGAAGAAAAAATCAATTACGAGCTGCCGGGTGCGGTTATTGAAGAACCAGCGCCGGTCAAACGTAAGCGAATATCGCAACTCCTGCCGAAATAAGGAAAATCATGTTCAACCGGAACACCAGCCTGCTTGCCGGCGCAATGACTGACGATCAGCTCAGGGATGCGCTTGCGAAAGCTCAGCAGGCGTACATTGATTTAGCAACCGGGAGCCACGGTGTTTCGTTTTCCTATACGCAGGGAGACGGGACGCGATCAGTGTCCTATCAGCAAAGCACCCTGGCTGATCTGCTGGCCCTGATTCAACTTCTGCAGGCGCAACTGGGGATTATCTCTCGTCCCCGGAAACCAGCGAGGTTTAGATTCTGATGAATAAAGTACAGATACTGGGCTCTGATGGGCAGCCGTTGCGACAGCAGCGTCCCTCTATGCTGGTGGGGGGGAGCCGCGTACCTTATGACGCAGCTGACTCTTTCAGCGATCAACTGGCGAACTGGCAACCCGCGCTGTGGTCCCCGGACAATGAAATTAACATTTACCGGGATCGCATCGTGTCCCGCGCACGCGATCTGGTCCGTAATGACGGCTGGGCAAACGGTGCGGTCACACGTCTGCTGGATAATGCGGTTGGTGCCAACTTCCGCCCCATCATGAAACCCGATTACCGTGTTCTCAGAATGATCACCGGAAACAAGGCGTTTGATGCGTCCTGGGCGGAAGAGTACGGAAAAGCACTGGACGGGCACTGGCGGACCTGGAGTAACGATCCTGGCCGGTATTGTGATGTTGAACGAAAACTCACCGTGTCGCAGATGTTGCGCCTGGGATTTCGTCACAAGCTTATTGACGGGGATGCTCTGGCCATTCTCCAGTACAGAACTGACAGGCTTGGTCCCGGAAGAGGGCGTTACGCCACCACGGTACAGATTGTCGATCCTGACCGCCTCAGTAATCCTCAGCAGAATTTCGATATGCCAAATGTCCGTGGTGGCGTTGAAATTGATGCGGACGGTGCGCCGGTTGCTTACCACATCAGGGAGGCCCATATCGGTGACTGGTGGAGCGGGGCTAAAACCATGACGTGGCAGCGTATCCCGCGTGAAACTGACTGGGGCCGCCCGCATGTGGTTCACGATTTTGATCATGAGCGTGGCGCGCAGCACCGCGGTAACGGCATCCTGACTCCGGTTATTCAGCGTCTGAAAATGCTGGTGAAGTATGACCAGAGTGAGCTTGAGGCAGCAATTCTTAATGCCATATTCGCCGCTTACATTGAGTCACCCTATGACCCTGCGATGGTTCAGTCTGCCCTGGGCGAGACCTATGACGAGTCGGAGTTAGGCACTTATCAGGACGGGCGTGTTGAGTTCCATAACGATCGGCGTCTGACACTTCAGAATGGTGCCCGAATGCCCATTCTTTATCCTGGTGAGAAAATCACGACGGTTAACGCGGCGCGGCCCTACAGCAATTTTGAAGTCTTCGAATCTGCTGTTCTCCGTAATTTTTCTTCAGGAACAGGGTTGTCCCCACAGCAGGTCACCCAGGACTGGTCTGACGTTAACTACAGTTCTGCACGCTCCTCGTTGCTGGAGGCATGGAAAACACTGACTCGCCGCCGGGACGATTTTTCTACCGGCTTCGCTCAGCCCATTCTCACCGCCTTTGTTGAAGAAGTTCACGACAATGAGGATTTACCCCTGCCCGCAGGCGCACCTGATTTTGTTGACGCCAGAGCCGCGTATTCTCGCGCGCGCTGGATGGGGCCAGGGCGCGGCTGGGTGGATCCGGTTGCAGAGAAAAAAGGCGCCATTCTTGGTCTGGATGCCGGACTTTCCACCCTCGAGATTGAGGTGGGTGAAAACGTCGGTGAAGACTGGGAAGAAGTGCTTGATCAGCGCCAGAGAGAAATTGAGTCATGTCTTAAACGCGGATTACCGCTTCCGAGCTGGGCACAGGCTGACCAGTTTGCGAGCCAGACCATTACCGATCCGGAGGAAAAGTGAATCTACCCCATCTGGCCCAGCGATTATTTAACACCCCGCTGGCGCTGCACCCGAGTAAAGCCGAAGTCATCATGGCATCCGTAATGGACCGATTTGGTATCAGTAAAATCGAATCTTCTCTTGCCATGGAGGATGACTGGTACGGATATGACGATAACCGGGGACGTGAATCCCGTAGTGATCCGGGTTATGACAATGTGCTGGGTGTCGCCGTCATCCCGATATGCGGAACGCTGGTGCAAAAACTGGGCAGTCTGCGTCCGTACAGTGGAATGACAGGGTATGACGGCATTCGTCAGGCGTTTCTTACTGCGATGGAAGATCCCGACATTTCGGGCATTTGCCTGGATATCGACTCACCCGGCGGCGAGGTCGCTGGATGCTTCGATCTGGTTGATGTCATTTACGGCTCCCGGGGGAAAAAGCCTATCCATGCCATTCTGACGGAAAGCGCTTATTCCGCTGCGTATGCCATTGCCAGTGCAGCGGACCGGATTTCTGTTCCGCGCACCGGCGGAGTGGGTTCTGTGGGTGTGATCACCATGCACCTTGACTGGACGCAGCGGATTAAAGATGACGGTCTTAAAGTTACGATCATCACCTATGGATCCCGCAAGGCTGAAGGTTCGCCGCTGAGAGAGTTGTCAGATGAAGCGCTGGCCGCCATCCAGCAGGACATTAACACCATGGGCGAATTGTTTGTGAACACTGTTGCCAGAAACCGGGGGATTAGCGCAAAGGTTATAAAAAGTACCCAGGCCGCCTGTTTTATGGCTGCTGATGGCGTTGAAATTGGACTGGCTGATGAGGTGTGTCCTCCTGACGCTGCGTTCAAAAACTTACTTGAAAAAACAGGAGCCTGAAATGGCAAAGAAAAAGACGTTTAGTTTTGCTCACCTCATTGGTCTTGGCCCTTCCGCTTCTGAGGAAGAAGAGGATAAAAAAGCCAAAAAAGCGAAAGCCCGTCGCGCGGAAGAGGACGAGCGCGAAGATGATGCCGATGATGATGAGCGCGACGACGACGCGGAAGAAGACGAACGCGACGATGATGCTGAAGATGACGGCGATGATCCGGATGCGTCAGAAGATGATGATTCTGAAGACGACGGCGACGACGATCGCAAAGAGAGTAAGGCGGTAAAAAATGCACGCGCTGCTGAGCGTAAACGCTGCGCCCGTATTTTCGGCAGTAAGCATGCAGCTGCGAATCCTTCACTGGCCGCGTCACTGGCTTTCAATACCGGGATGAGTTCTGCGGCAGCAATTAATGTCCTAGCCTCTTCGGCTCCGGCCGCAGCCGCATCTCAGCCATCCCGTAAACGCTCTCTCGATCAGCGTATGCAGGAAAGCCACCAGGTCCGGCTTAATCCGGATAGCGGACAGAAAGAGACCGGAAAGTCTGCGCTGGTAAGTAAAATGACCGGCCTCTACAACTCCACAAGAGGAGAGAAATAATGGATCAGTTTGGTCAGAATGCGTTTGCGCCTGGCATGAAGAGCGCGCTGTTTGTTCCGGATCAGCTTGTCGCTGGCACGCTCCAGCTGGTGACTGACACCGGGATCATTACGGGCGGTGCCTTTAAGCGTGGTACTGTCCTGGGCCTGGTGGCTGCCAGCGGGAAATACACGCAATGTGTGAAAACGGCTGAAGATGGCAGTCAGTTACCCGTTGCTATTCTGGTTGATGATGTTGATGCATCGTCTTCCGATCAGAACGGCGGCCTGTATCTGATGGGGGAATTCAACCAGCACCGAATTATTTTTGATAACTCCTGGACGACCGCTGACCTGAAAAAAGCGCTCCGACCGCTGGCTATCTTCCTGAAAGACAGTGGCCAGGCACCTGTAACCACCTCCTGATTTCCCCCACGGCTCTCCTGACGAATGCTTTAACCGGCAGGGGCTGGCTCGTTTAAATTTTTTGCCAGCTGCGGCTGGCACTATCAAGAGACTGAATATGGAAAATATTTTTGATACCAGCGTGCTGGTGCAGGTTGTTCCTAACCTGAAAACCAGTCAGAACTGGCTGCTCGATCGCTTCTTCCCGAATGTCGTGACTTACGAGACTGAAGAAGTGGCGATTGATGTTGATGTCGGTCTGCGTCGTATGGCGCCGTTCGTCTCCCCGCTGGTGGAAGGTAAGCTGGTCGAATCCCGTAAATACCAGACCAATACCTTCAAACCGGCATACATCAAAGATAAGCGCGCGCCGGACCTGCGCAAACCTATCCGCCGCCAGATTGGTGAGCGTATTGGCGGGGAATATACCGCTGCCGAGCGCGAAATGCTGAACCTTCAGTTTGAAATGACTGACCAGATTGACATGATCAACCGTCGTCTGGAATGGATGGCGGCGAGTGCGCTGGTGTCTGGGACCGTAACCGTCGCCGGGGAGGGCTATGAAACTCAGGTGGTGGATTTCGGGCGTGCTTCGGATCTGACCATCACTCTTAGCGGCTCGGATAAATGGCCACTGACCGTTGCAGCTGGCGCTACCAATACCCAGCCATCAGATGACATTGAAATCTGGCAGACTACTTTCCTGAAAGAGTCCGGCTCTGTCGCCACGGATCTGGTCTTTACGAATAAGTCATGGCGTGCATTCCGACTGGATACCACCATCAAGGATAACGCCATTACATTCCCGGCGCTGAGCCCGTTTGGTAACCAGATTAACGCCGGCCCACAGGTAATGAAGGGCGCAATTTATAAAGGGCGCTGGGGTAACTTTGACCTCTGGTTATATAACGACTGGTTTATTGACCCGCTGGATAACGTCGAGAAGCCTATGATCCCCGATGGCGCTGTCATTATGAGTGGTGCCGATCTGATGGGTACCCGCGCCTTTGGCGTTATCCTGGACCCGGCTTTCAACTACGGTCCGCTGGCTTATGCGCCAAAATCCTGGGTGAAAGAAGATCCAGCCCAGCGTCTTATCCTGATGCAATCCTCCCCGCTGGTTATTCCGAGCCGGGTAAATGCATCCCTCTGCGCAACGGTGGTCTGATATGGCAAAACAACCTAATACCGGGCTGGCTGATGATCTGAATGCAGAAGGATCTGCCAAAGACGGCCTGAGCGTTGACGACCTGAATGCTGGCGATAACACCCAGGAAAAACAGCCTTTGAGCAAAACAGATGATGCCGAATTGTCTGTTGATGACGATGGTGGTGACGAAAAATCCGGAGACACTGAATCGCAGGAGTATGTGGTGTTGAAAGGGAATTGCATTCGTCATGACGGGGAGATGTACCGCGAAAATATGCGCATCCCTGTAACCGGCAAAGATGCTGAGCGTCTTCTGCAGTCCGGCGTTATTGCTGATGTTGATGTGCTTCGTAAGCGAGTTCTTGCTTCTCAGCCATCAGTTTCAGTTACGACAGGGTAATGACATGGGCGTGGACTGGGATTCTCATCTTCTGAGTCCGCTGCATGATGTCTTTGGCGATGAGCACGAGTACCGTCCACGTAACGGTACTCCTTTTACAATTAACGGGATTTTTGACCGTGGTTATGCGCAGGTTGCTGAAAACCTTGATGGCGATTCAGAAATTAACACCTCCAGCCCGATGTTGGGTGTGCGCGATGCTGAATTTCGCAAGCTGGGTAAATCGCAACCTGCTGTATCTGACCGGGTATTTATAAAGACGGTCGGTGGTCACATCATCAATCAGTTATTTGTTGTGTCAAACGTCGAACCCGACAGTCATGGCGGATCTCGTCTTGTCCTCAATGTGGTAAAACCGCGATGAATTCAGCAGCGATTCGGCAAATGGTTGTCACTGCACTAACCGGGACAACCAGCGCGGGCGACCGCGTATTCTATCCACGCGACTGGTCAACTTCACCAGATATGTATCCTGTGTTGTTGGTTCAGACGCCTTTTGAACAGAAAAAATCACAGGGGCGTAATACCCCTGCTTTTACCACCCTCACCACTGTCAGGATCACTGGGCGCGTTCAGGAGTATGACGGCGATACAGTGGATGATGGAGCCATGCGGGCAGAGCTGGCGCTTGAAAGCCTTCGCGAGCAGGTGGAGCGCGCGGTGATCAACAGCTACGAACTGACGCGGAATATTCAGAAATACGCGGAAGTTCGTTCAACCATCAATGTTGATTCAGAAGGAGAGGCCCATATGGGGCAGCTTCTTTTCGAGATCGACATAGAGCATTACCAGGGGCCGGAAGATTTTTATCCTGTCCAGTCGGTTCCCCTTGAGGGCATGGATATTGCGGTCGACATGCCAGACGGCACAGTTAAACCGGGTATCAGCCTCAATCTTCAGGAGTAATCCATGTTTGTTAAGCCGAACAACGGGCTCAGCGTTCGCTGCCCCGTCAAGGGCATCCCATTGCCTAAAGAGGGTGCTGAAGTACCTGACAATATTTTCTGGCGTCGCCGTCTGAGCGATGGGGACGTGATCCTCTCTAAAAAGGATGAGGGCGCGCCAGAGAAACAATCATTACCTAAAAAAGCGGGAGAAAATGAATGACCGTACCTTTCGCTCGTGTTCCCGATAACCTGCGGGTAGGGCTTTTCTTCGTTGAGTTTGATAACTCAATGGCGAATAACGCCACTGCCACGCAGCGCACCCTGCTTATCGGTGGGATGCTCAGTACCGGCTCAACCCTCCCTGGTATTCCGCAGCGAGTTTCCTCTTCGGATACCGTCGGTGAGCTGACAGGAAAAGGGGGAATTCTGCAGGCCATGATGGCGGCGTATCAGAAAAATGATACCGCAGCCGAAGTCTGGATCCTGCCGCTGGAGGAAGACTCCGATTCCATGGTGGCTGCAACCGGCACCATTAAAGTGAGCAGCGCACCGACGGCAACCGGAGTGATCTCCCTTTATATTGCTGGTGAGCGCATTCAGTTGACCGTTGTAGCAACAGATACGGTGGCAGCGATCGCCACCTCTCTAGCCGCGGCGATTAACGCAAAAACCACGCTACCTGTAACCGCCAGTGCGACTACGGATACCGTAACCCTGACCGCGAAGAATCTTGGTGCTACGGGTAATGGGATCGACATTCGCCTGAACTTCCTCGGCTTACCTGGAGGCGAGTCCACACCTGCAGGCCTGGAACTGACGATTACTGCTATGTCTAACGGAGTCGGGGCTCCGGATATTACCGGCGCGCTGGCAAACCTGCAGGATCGGACATTCGATTTCATCATCAACCCTTACGACGATACAACCTCGTTGAATGTGATGAAGGAGTTCCTGTCAGACACTGGCGGTCGCTGGGCATGGGACAAGCAGCTTTATGGCCATTCCTTTGGTACCACCACCGGGACTTACGCCCAGCTCGGTACCAAAGGTGAGCTGCGCAATAACCAGCATGAGACCCTGCTGGGCGTAAATAAATCGCCGTCCCCTTCCTGGGCATGGTCTGCAGCTTACACCGGCGCAGCTGCGGTGAGTCTGCGTAATGACCCCGGCCGCCCGCTACAGTCGCTCGCTGTTCAGGGGGTGCTTGCGCCAGAACTGCAGGATCGCTTTGAGCTGACCGAGCGTAACAATCTGCTGTACAGCGGCATTTCGACATTTACGGTCGATGACGATGGCACGGTGCGCATTGAAAACCTGATCACCACCTACCAGAAAAACAGCTATGGCGATGCAGATGACAGTTATCTGGAAGTGGAGACGCTGTTCAGCCTGATGTTTGTGACCCGCTACCTGCGCACAGCGGTGACCAGCAAGTTTGGCCGTATGAAGCTTGCTGCGGATGGAACCCGATTTGCACCTGGCGCGGCGATCGTCACGCCAAACATTATCAAGGCCGATCAGATTGCCGAGTACCAGACTCTGGTATGGAACGGTTATGCGCAGGATGCGGAGGCATTCGCAAAAAATATCATCGTCGAGCAGAACGCCAAAAATCCGAACCGCGTCGATGTGCTGTGGCCGGGAACCCTCATGAACCAGTTGCGCATTTTCGCGCTGCTCAATCAGTTCCGCACTCGGGCTGAATCAACAGGAGCTTAAACGATGGCAGGTGATACTACTAACCGCCTGGCGGGAACCGCCTATGTCACTGTTAACGGTGTGACGGTAATGGTGGAGGGCTCGTTTAAATACCAGGCTGCCACCGTAAACCGTACCACCCTGACAGGGATGGATGGTGTGCACGGATATAAGGAAAAACCTGTGGCGCCATACATTTCTGCCCGACTGCGTGACAGTGGCGGAACGAATGTGCAGGGCTTTAACCAGCAGACGAACGTCAACGTGATCGCCGAGCTGGCTAACGGGAAAACTATCATTGGCCGTTCACTCTGGACGGTCAACGTCCAGGAAGTGGAAAGCGAAGATGCAGTATTTGATGTTCGCTGGGAAGGCCGCGACGTAACGGAGAACTAAGATGGCTGAGATTGAACGCGTTAAAACCATTCCATTAACCGTAGCGCTGGATGATGCTGCGGAGAAGACCACTTATACGCAGCTGGAGCTGAAAGCACCCACGCTAAGCCAGGCTGAGCAGTTTTACGAGAAACAGGCTGCGTCAACGTCGCTCGCGGCGATGCGCCTGCTTATTGCGCTGGTTTCCGGTACGCGTGAAAGCGTACTGCAGCCGATGGATTTTCTCGACTTCCGTAAGTGTGAGGAGTATCTGCTCAGTTTTTTGACCTGGAAGCCCTGACAACCTGGCAGGAAATGGCCGCTGACGTCACCTTCTATTTCCGCTGGTCTGAGGACAGGGCGTGGGGAATGACCCGCGCCCGGCTGAAATGGTGGGTGGCGCAGGCATCCCGGATAAACAAGCTTAGGAAACCTGAAGACGATGAGTAATTCTTTTGATTTTGAGCTGGTGGCCAGCGACCAGGTTAGCGAGGCTATAGACCGCATTAATGAGGCTGTCCGTGACCTGGAGCCGAAGCTAGATAAAACTAAAGAAGGGCTCAAGTTAGGCGGTCAGGAAACAGCCGACGGACTGAGCGGTTTTATTTCTCGCCTCGAGAATATGTCGAAGAGCGCGCGGGATAACGTGCAGTTTATTGGCGACATGGTTCCCCCACTGAAAATGGTGGGGGAGCTCACGGGGAAGATGGGGGCGCTGGGGTTAGCCGGTGCTGCCGGCTACGGACTGAAACAGGTCGCTTATGGATTTCGGGAGGCATCCCGTCAGGCCTATAATCTTGATGTCTCGGCAAAAAATGCGGGAATGCGCGTTGACGATTTTACCCGACTTTCCGGGGCAATGCGTATTCTTGGGGCAGACAGCGAGAGCGCTAATGCATCAATAGAAGGTATTTTCAAAGCATTCAATGAGGCTGCCAGTGGTAAAAACGAGGGGGTTATGGCAGCGATGGCGCAAATTGGTGCTCAAATCCAAAAAAACAGCGATGGTTCAGTAAATACCCTTAAAACACTGGAGTCTATCGCAAAAATTTTTCCAACCTTGCGACCTGAACAGCAGAAGTCCGCCGCTGATGCACTTGGGCTGACGCCCGAATTGCTGGCGCTAATGCGTGACGGTGAGCGCATGAAAAAGCTGCTGGCGAAATCGGATGAATTTGGTCTGACTGTGGATCCGGCACTAAATCAGCAATTGAGTGAAGTGAACGGCACTATGAATGAGCTCAGCGCATCCTGGGATGGTCTGTGGCAACGTTCAAAAAACAAGGCACTTAAGACCATTCTTTCGGATGGTTCAGTCAAAGACGGCCTTGAAGGTGTTACCGATCTGTTCACTAATGGTGATTTTACTGGGCTGTCTCATGCTCTCGGTTTTATCAACAGCAATGATGCTGAGAAACTACGGCGCATTCAGAACGATAAGGAACTTTATAACAGCTTACCCCGCAGTGAACGTGGGCAGGTTGACGCGGGTTTCATGACTGATGCTGTAAGAAAGCGGTACGATGCGAATTACCGCGCGACCGATTCTGCGATTCAATTGCAGAATGACTTATCCGCTATCAGCCAGCCACAATCCAACGTTGCACGCGGCAATGTTCCTTACGGGGAAACAAGGAATAACGCAATTGGCTTCAGAAATAATAATCCCGGTAATTTGAGGGCTGCAGCAAACGCAACGGGTAAAAATGGCGGATTTTCTACCTTTGCGAATGATGCCGACGGAAGAGCTGCAATGGCGAGACAGCTGATGTTGTATGGTGACAGGGGGAATAATACTCTGGATGGGATTATTCATACCTATGCTCCGCAATCAGAGAATAATACTCGTGCATATATTGATTCCGTATCAAAAAGTACTGGGTTTGGAGCGCAGCAGCGTATTAATCTCCACGATCCTGATGTGTTAAAAACACTGATGGCAGCAATGATTAAACATGAAAGCGGAGCACAGCCGTATACCGAAAATGAACTGAGCGATTCTGTCCGGACGGCCATCATTGACGATCGATGGAAGGGTTTACGTAGCCCGGAAGTTCTGGCTCAACAGCGATATGATATTATCTCAGGTTCGCAAACTGGAAATCGTGACTCCAGCACTCTTAGTAACCCGAGTGATGAAACTGATATTCTCTCAGGCTCGCAGAACAGAAATCGGGAATCCATCATTCTGAGTGATACGGGTAAGAAAAGTGATGAAAGTGTACTCGGCGACAATCTGGCTAAGTCTCTTAAAGAGGCAATGTCAGAACAACCACTTAAGCTCGAAATCACAATGGTTAATGATAAGGGTGAGCGAAAAACCTATAATGCGGAAAATAATGGCAGAATAACAACGGCCATGAATTACTGATCACTGTCGTCATTTCGTTAAGGAAGAAGTTATGAATGAAAAAGTTTTTGGAGCAAAAGCCATTTAGACTCCAAAGGTTTTTGCGCTTGTTTACCTGGTAATTGGCATTTTCCTCGTTTTTTCTGTTGTCTCAATGAATTTCACGGCGATTACGATATCGGTGGTAAGTGCATTGCTTTTACGTGTGCTTTATGAGTTCCTAATGAACTCATTCAAGGCGACTGAGCATCTTTACAGGATCGCCGAATCTCTTGACCGTAATGGATCCAGCGATAAATAGATAAGTCATTTCAGTGCATATGTAAACCGCCGACATGGCGGTTTTTTTATTTCCGGAGGCGTGATGCCGTCAATTATCCAGGACGCAATAACTTCTCTTTTGGGGGGAGATACCAGCGATGACTGGCAGGGGCAGTTACGGCCCAGCTCATTCAGAGGTGTGCCATTTGCAATTGTTGCTGAGGAAGGGAGCCACGGCCGACGCCAGGCGGTACATGAATATCCCTACCGTGATACAGCCTGGATAGAGGATATCGGGCGGGCAACACGGCGATTTGTTATTCGCGGTTTCTTGATCCAGAACAGCCAGGTTTACGGCGGCGGCGATGCTATCACGCAGCGCCAGTCACTGATTGAAGCCTGTGAACAAAAAGGTAGCGGTACGCTTGTCCATCCGACACTGGGCGAATTAACGGTTTCCATCCCTGAGAATGGTTTGCGTATTTCCGGTTCGATGGAGAACGGGCGAGTATTTGAATTTACCCTGATGGCAATTGAATCAGGGCTTAAAGTGTTTGCTGTCACGGGCAGTACCGTTGCAGGCGCCACGGTGAAAACCAACTATCTGAAACTGGTCAGCACTGCTGTGCTGAGCACGATTGCCAGAGTTAAGAGTGAAATCCGCGGTGTCACACAGGCTATAAACACCATCAGAGGCACGGTCACGTTCTGGACTAACATGGTTGACAGCACCATCAGTCAGGTCACGAATCTCAGCAATGTCCTGAACTCCACGTTCGGGAATACCCGGTACGGACGTTACAGTAAAGGCTCTGTGGGCGGTAGTTCCTCTGCTGTTGCTGGCAAATCGTCAGTTGCTGATGTGGATGATGAGAGAGCACTGGCTGACAAGGTAACAGCCCAGTCGGTAATGGACCGGAAAAATGTTACCGACAGGTCGAGCCAGCTTAGCAGCTCCAACACACCTGATGAGTTTGTCCAGGGCGTCGCCGACGTGGTAAACGCAATTCTTAACAGCGCCGGCAGCGTTAATGACCGAATCACAGCGCTGGAAAAACTGGCTAATTCAATCAGCACGGAGTACCAGCAGTCCGACAGCAGCAAAGCGATTTCGGCGACCATGAACACGCTGATTGTTGTGCTATGTACTGGTGCCATGACCAGTGCCGCTGCGGACTCCAGACCAGCCAGTACAGACGAGGCAGAAGAGTTAACTCAACGAGTTTCTGTGCAACTTGATACGGCGCTGGTTCTGGCTGGAGACCGCGCGGACGATGATATGTATAACGCGCTTCTCGCCGTCAGATCGGCATTCCTTTCTACGATGAGTGAGCGTGCTTCTGGTCTGAGCGAGCTTCTGCAGGTTACTACCGCTCAGCCGCTTCCGGCGCTGACGCTGGCAAACCGATTATACCAGGATGCCACCCGTGCAGATGAACTGGTACAGGAAGCGCGCGTACCGCATCCGGCGTTTATGCCGACAACCATGAAGGTACTGAGGCAATGAATGCAGACAGCGATCTGGATGTTGTTTCTTTGACGGTCGACGGCAAAATCATCGAGGGGTGGGATTCTGTCCGGGTAACGCGGGGTATTGAGCGTTTTCCCTCTGATTTCGATCTTGGGCTAATGGATTACTTCCCTGGCAACGAAGATCGTCAACTTGTTGAAGAGGGAATGTCTTGTGAAGTTCGTATCGGAGATGATCTGACACTGACGGGATATGTTGATGACTGGGAACCCGCACTATCGCGCTCCCGCCATGAGGTCCGCGCCACGGGCAGGAGCAAATGTCAGGACCTGGTGGATTGCTCAGCCGAGTGGCCTAACAACGTCATCAATGCCAGTAATGCGCTTGAAATTGCTTCTCGCCTGGCATCCTACTACGGCATCACCGTAACCACGGATGTTGATGAACTTGTGAAGGTACCCCAGTTCACTCTGAACTGGGGTGAGTCTCCGCAAGAAGTCATCGATCGGGTGGCCAGATGGTCTGCTCTGCTTTACTACGATCAGCCCGATGGAAACCTGTTACTGACCCGGGTGGGAACACGTCGTGCGGCAAGTGGGATAGCCGAAGGGGTAAATGTCGAGCAGGCATACTACCGCAAATCGATGGCTGACAGGTTTTCAGATTATGTCGGTGTATCAATGAGCGTTTCTCCAATTGCAGGGTATTCGCCTGATACGGCCTATGACGCTGTGACTCTGGCAACGGCGAGAGATCCGGAGGCCGCCCGCATGCGGTACCGAAAACATATATCGATTGTGGAAAGTACCCTGATGGCTACTCAACAGGCACAAAGTGCGATCGACTGGGAAATGAACCGGCGGTACGGACGTTCAAAACAGCTCTCGGTAACCATCGATTCCTGGCGGGATAAAGACGGGAAACTGTGGGAACCAAACACATTGATCCCCGTTGATCTTCCCACCTTACGGTTGCCGAAGACTGAATTGCTACTGGCAGAAGTCACCTATATGCGCGATGACTACGGCACCCATGCACGCATGACGCTGATGCCGCCTGAAGCATTCTCCGTTCAGCCATATGCCTTCTACCAGAACCTGGCGGGATTCAATACATGAAGCAACTATTTAAACATGCAGCGATCAGGATCGCCGGCATGCTGGGGATTGGCCGGATCACGGCTATGAAAGATGGTGGGGTGGTGCAGTCTATCCAGTACCAGACTCCGCTGGAGGTGGCCAGCGCTCCGCGGATGGCAGAATTTGGCTTTTCATCCGGCCTGCCGTCAGGGACTGACGTGGTTCTGGCTTTTATTGGCGGTGATCGTTCCAGCGCGGTGGTAATTGCGTCCAACCATCAGGGGTTCCGTCATACAGGCCTGAAAGCGGGCGAAACGGTCATGTATAACCAGTGGGGCCTTAATATTCTCCTGACGGAGAAGGGGATCTTCCTGGATGCAAAGGGCCAGAATGTTGAGGTCAATAACGCCACTAACGTGACCATCAATGCCAGCCAGGGGATCCTTGCAAATACCCCGATCCTGAGGTGCACGGGTGACATTGTTGATAACTGTGAAACCAATACCCGAACACTGAAAGAGCTGCGGGATGCACATAATGACCATGATCATGTGGTTAAAAATGCCCAGAGTGGCAATGACAATATCCGCAGCCAAAAAACAGAGGATCAGGTGACATGAGTGACATCGCTTCATTCTGGAATGTGGATGAGATGTTTGCTGACTGGCAGAAAGGGCTGGGTGAACTCACCACGGGGAACGATTTACAGACTGCAATACTGGACAGCCTGTTTACCGACAGGCTGGCGCGCGCTGACGATGATTATGAGGATAGCGATCGCCGCGGCTGGTGGGGGGATTCCGGGGAGGAATCCCAACTGGGATCCCGGCTGTGGCTGCTACGGCGGAAAAAACTGACCCCGGATGTAGCAAAAAAAGCGGAGGAATACTCGAGTGAAGCGCTCAACTGGTTAAAGGTTGATGGCGTTGTCAGCGAGGTTATTCCTGTTGCAAGGATCGTCCTGCCTGACCGGCTCAATCTCATTATCCGCTATCAGGCACCGGGGAAGGACTGGCAGGAATTCAGGTTTTACTGGATATGGGAGCAACGTTAATATGCCGTTTAAACGACCGACGCTGAGCGAACTCCGCGACGAAAACCGGAAATTTATGCAGGCGGAGCTTGAGGATGTTGGTGCGCTCCTGCGCTTCGCGAACCTGAAGGTACTGGCTGACATGGATGCGGGGATGGGGCATCTGCATTACGCCTACCTTGACTATATTGCCCTGCAGACAAACCCGTTTACCTCTACCGATGAGTATCTCGCCGGGTGGATGGCCCTTAAGCAGGTATTCAGAAAACCAGCTGCAGCGGCGAAGTCGCCTGCGGTACAGGCTAGTGGCAGTGTTGACTGTATTATCCCTGTTGGCTCGATCATTAACCGCGGGGACGGATACCAGTACCGGACGGATGCAGATCTTAAAATTCAGGCAGATGGATTTGGTATCGTCGCGGTGACGGCCATACTGCCGGATATTACCAGTGATGTAACGGGTGGAGGCGCGCGCGGTAACGCTGATGCCGGGACCATAATGACCCTGGACGCGAATATTGCTGGCGTGGATCCACAGGTAACGTTACTGTCCGCTGCGACCGGCGGAGCCGATATTGAAACGGAAGAGGATTTTCGCAGTCGTGGCTTGCTGGCATGGCAGAATCCGCCTCAGGGTGGAAGCGACGCCGATTATAAAAAATGGGCGCTTGAGGTTTCGGGCGTCACCCGCGCGTGGGTAAAGCGGCGTCTGAACGGGGCCGGGACCGTTGGCGTGTATATCATGTGTGATCGGAATGACAATGGTGGGTTTCCGGTCGGTACCGACGGAATATCCCAACTTGAGGACTGGGGGGCTGTTAAAGCCACCGGAGACCAGCTCGCTGTCGCCGACCACATCTATCCGCAGCAGACAGACACTGCCATTGTTTTCGTATGTTCCCCGATCAAGAAAGTCATCAATATTGAAATCTCTGGGATCAAAAATGCCGACAGCACCACAGTTCAGGGGATAAAAGACGCGCTGACGGCGCTGTTTTTTGATGAAGCTAACCCTGATGGTTCTGGGAAAGTTTACCTCTCTGATATTAACGGGAGTATCGGCGGTGTTAGCGGCACGACGGGCTATATTCTTAACTCTCCGACGGCCAATATCACCTTTGCTGTTGGCGAAATTCCGGTGCTTGGCGGGGTGAATTTTGTATGAGCCTCTTTTCAAAAAATGATTATGCCGGTGCGCTTGGTGCGCTGCTACCGACGGGCAGGGCGTGGCCCCGGTCGCAAAGAACGGTACAGGCTGCGGTATTACGGGCACTGGGCAGCGCGTTTCAGCGTTCTGACAACGATGCGCAAAGCCTGATTACTGGTGCTTTTCCCCCTACAGCGACGGTAATGTTGTCAGAATGGGAAAGCTCTCTGGGGTTACCAGATGATTGTGCGATTGGTGAATCCGGTGGCGTCAGCGATCGCCAGCGCGCCGTGGTGGCAAAGTTAATCAGCACCGGCGGCCTGAACCGCGATTATTACATCCGGGTGGCTGCAGCTCTTGGTTATACCATCACTATCACACAGTTCCGGCCCGCTATGAGTGGCATGTCAGTATGCGGTGATGCGCTTAACGGTGACGAGTGGCCATTTACCTGGCGGATAAATGCGCCACAAACAACGATCAAGTATTCGCTTGCTGGCGCGTCCTACTGCGGAGATCCGCTCGCATCGTGGGGCAATAAACAACTGGAGTGTTCAATCAACAAAATTGCCCCATCCCATCTGAACATCATTTTCAATTATTCATAACTGATATTTCCCCCTCTGATTTTATCGCTTAACACTAAGTGAGGATTAACTATGCTCCGAATCGGGCAAGTCGAAGCCACTGCAACGCAGGATGGCAAATATACTGATGGAAGTGTTGCTGGTGGTATTGCCGCAACGAGGCTGCGGGCAGCAGCGTTTAATGCCATGCAGGAAGAGTTAGCGCATATCGTAGAGTCAGCAGGATTGGCGCTCGACATTAACGATATGACTCAGGTTTTAAAAGCCATTCAAAAACTCACACTGAGCCGTGCAAACCCATTTGCCGATATCAAATCAGATGGTGCAGCGGCGATTTCTACGGCTCTCACAAACCTTGGTTTGGGAGAAGCGGCAGCACTACATGTTGGGATACCTGAAACGTAGACTCCGGCCACGCCCTCAACAGCCTGGGGTAATTGAAAGGTTACGTCTCTCACTGGTAAAATCCACCCAGATCTGGCTGAGGCTGTCCCGACGAATATATCGCCGCAATCACGGAGAGATTCTTTCCGTAGCTGTGTTCATAGGCGCGCGGAGTGCGCCATGCGTGGTTTGTTGGCTTATGGCGATCCTCCTTTAGCCTCTGGTGGGGGGTTGGTTAAGAATTCCTATGGCCTAACAGGTATCGACCCAAAGGGAGGTTACTGAGCGTTAACGACCGGTGCTATGGTAGAGATGAATAACACATGTTCAATTTTTGGTGAGTCATTTTATTGAGGGTAATCCATACCAAGGAACGTGTCTTTTAACTAAGTCATAATGCCTTTCTCCTGATTAATGCCGTTGTAAATAACGAACTAGAGGGATGGAAGGCATCAGACGCTAACGAATAGAATTTAAATGCTAACAGGAAGGTTTAGGCTGCACCGCCACACGAAAAAATCCTTATTGCTGGCGATATTCCGCCGCATTCCTGTTCAGATGTTCCTCCACTCAATCAGGCTGGGCTTACTGTCTTCCCTGCATCAGATATAAAGTTATTGAAAAATCTGGCCAACGAACACGGTAACAGCATACATAGCCCCGAAAAAGGAGCTTCGGATGGTCTGAAAGCTCCGGAACTGTAGCCAGATAATATGACCCCTAATGACCCGTTCACGCCGTACCTGGATGGTGATGCCGGGGAATCGGATATTGAAAGGCCTACGCAGCCGGCAGTTCCGGTAGGCGCGGAAGAGGCGCGGCGCCAGTAACTGATTGCGTCAGCGCGTCCATCTAACCGACCGCATCAGTTGGACTGGCAGGTCCGACGTGAACCAGCGTACGTACAACCTACCATCTCTAATGCAGTGCACGGATGGATGGAATCGCTGCATGAAACAGTGACCGGCGCTGCGCTTGTTCTCCGTTTGCCGCAGCAGTCGGCTGCGTAGCAGTTTCCATAACTGGTTTACCACAATCATCATCCTGCTATAGGGTATACAGATCGATAGTGGTCATATTTTCAGGCGACTGTTCCTGACCTTTGAGTTGTCTCGAAGCTGCCGTTTCGGGCCTATATATGCTTTCAACGCGATGGTTTGCCAGATATTTCAATAATTTTCTTTCTGATGCAGTAAATTCAATATGACCAGCATTCGTGGGACCAGGAATATCTGACCACGCAGGCGCCGCAATACCGACGGCCACACGAATATATTCTGTTGGCGGTTAAAGATTAAACTCCCTCACAATATTTTGATTATCATCGGTAGCATCTCATGAATCCGAACCATCGGATTTATTTTTAACAATGACTTCCATCATCAGGAAGGCATTATGCTATGGGCTATAGAGATGTTCGTTCGTATGATTCCCCCACAATCAACCTATACCCTAACAATTCACTTAGTGTAATTCAGCGCTACCATGTCACTAGCTGATGATATGCTGCGACCAGAAGTTGAATCGGAACACGTTGGCGCATCGTCCGTGACCACGCACCGCCGCTCAGAGCCAAAAAAAGCGTCGCGAGAAGCAGAAAAAGTAAGCGTGGAGCAGACCCCTCGCTTGGCATACGAGATGCTGAATATAACACTGCGTATATGAGGCAATTTAGTTGGCGTATACGCCTTTGCCAGATCCGGCTGTACTTCCGCGGTAAGAAACGCCACATAGCATTTAAGACTGGCAGAAGACGGAGTGGCCGAAATCCGAGGTTCCCCCGTCCCAACAGGTAATGCTGAGCCTTCTCCCAAACCAACCTTTTTTATAACCATCAAAAATCTGGTGATGCTTCGCCGTTTCTCCTGTTTTCATAACAGGAGAAATCCCATGATTTACGGTTATGCCCGAGTATCAACAAACCACCAGGACACTGAATTGCAACTAACGGCGCTCAAGTCAGCGGGTTGTGAGAAAATTTTTGAAGAGCATGCCAGCGGGAGGAAATCGAATCGGCCGGTTCTAAAACGGCTGATCGCCACTATGCAGCCGGGGGATGAACTGGTGGTCTGGAAGCTGGACAGGATAGGCCGCAACGTTCTGCATGCGCTGTTGATGTTCCAGCAGTTACAGGAAAAGGGTATCAACTTCCGCAGTATTACCGATGGCGTGGATCTCAAAACAGCCAGCGGCCGCTATAACTTTCGTAACATCCTTTCCGCAGCACAATATGAATCTGATCTTAATAGCGAACGTACCTTAGCAGGGCTGGCCGTAGCCAGGGCAAAAGGGCGAGTTGGTGGTCGCAGGCCTAAGTTCACGGATGAGCAATGGCGGGAAATGGGGGAGCGGATGGCAACCGGTGAATCACGACAAAGCGTATCAAAAACGTATGGAGTAGGGCTCTCAACTCTGTATAAAAAGTTTCCAGCTAGCTGA